GTACTGGGTGGACCGGATCACGGGAGCTATCGGCGGGCGGATGAAGTTCGACGAGTTCCAGGAAGTTGTCAGCGGGAAGAAGCGGCAACAGGCCGAGGTTGTGGCTGCGCCGGACTGGGCGAGCCGTTGGAGCCGTCCCATGGCGGGACAGACGATCATGGCTGATATTGAGGAGCAGTTGACCATCCTCCGCAGCCTGCCGCCCGCGCCGGACACATATATCGCAGCGCGAAGGCCATGAACCAGCCTACATTTGGGCGCCTTTCGGAATTGTACGCCAAACGGATGGAGCGCCTCTTCTCCGGCCAGCTATGGAGCATGGTGCAGAAGCCGGGGATCACGGCAGATATCCGGTTCTACAAGGCGGCATTGAGTCTGGCGCGGGAAATGGCGCGTAGTGTGGCAAGTTCCAATGCCAAGTCCTGGCGCGAAGCTGCGATGAAGTCGTACCGCGGCCGGCAGATTTACGAAGCGCTGCAAGCGGAGTTGAAGCGCGAAGGGCTGGTGCTTCCCCTGGAGCAGATCGCCATTCGCAACGCGGAGTTGATCTCCAGCGTGCCACAGGACATTGCGGAGCGGATCACGGCGCGGGCTGCGAAGCTGAGGAACGAAGGCAAGCGGGCGGCCGAGATCGAGCAGGACATTCGGGCGTGGGCGCCGCAGTTGGCGAAGAGCCGGATCAAGATGCTGGCGCGGACGGGCATAGGCACAGCCAGCAGCAATCTGACTCAAGTGCGGGCACAGAACATCGGGCTCGATTGGTATCAGTGGCTTGATTCGGAAGACCAAAGGACGAGACCATCGCATAAGGCGATGCACCTGGTTCTGGTGAACTGGAATAACCCGCCATCGCCGGAAGCGCTGATCGGGGAGCGTAGCACGCTCGGGAAATATAATTGTTCGTGCTGCCCAAATTGCAGGTGCGTTCCGGCCCCGCTTGCTGATCTCGCTGAGGTCCGCTGGCCGTGCAAAGTCTACGACGGCAACCGCATCGTGACCATGAAGCGCGTCGAGTTTGAGCGGTTGGCCGGCGTCGAAAAGATCGCGGCATAAGCCGCAACGGAATGCCAGCGATGGCTATGTACTCGCCGGGTGGTGGAATGCCGCCCATTACTTACGTAGGAGGCGGCATGATCAAAACGCCTGTAGTACCAATTCCAGGAGTGCCGCCCGCTTTTCGGGAGCAGCACCACCTGACCTTTCGCAATTCCAGAATCATCTATTACGGGCCGCACGAGTGCGAGCGGTGCGGCGTGATGATTTGCAGGATGGGCCACGAGTTCGGCGCGAACGCCTTCACTTATCCAGAAGGCCCGATCTATCCGAACACAGAGTGGCATCCGCATGTGTGCGTTCACAAGCACCTACTTGCGGAGAGGGAGCGAACCGGCGTCAACTTCATGCTGGTCGGGCCTGGGCTGAAGATGCGGCCGCTTGGCTGGCGCGACCGGTTGATGGCGTGGGCGCTTCGATGAAAGTCTTCCCTGGTTCGAAGGCGTGGATGCGGATGGACAGAGCCAGACGGAAGAGATCGCGGCGTGCGCGGCGGTTGGGTATCACCGAGTTCGAACTACTGGTCCGCGAGACGCTGGCAGCCAGCAAGCCGGCGTCGACGCACGTGGTTCAACGCAAGAGCTTCATGAAGCCAACGATGAGCTTCGACCTGCGGGCTGGCTCCGCAACTCTTTCGACTTTCGTGTACGAAGATCCGCTCGGTTAAGCAAATGGCATCGCCCGCTCCCATTCCGATCAACTGCAACGCACGGCTGGGCCGCCGGCGGTGGGCGCCGGAAGTGAGCCCCATCGCGCAGATGCTGGGCATCAATCCAAATGCGAGCGGCGCGGCATTCGATGCGTTCGTCAATGCTCCTGCCCGGCTGGGCGCGGGAATGCCCAATCTGGCGGAGGGAGCCGATTACATCCTCCAGCGGTTGACGTTCGATTACTGGCTGCTGATTACGCTGTACGAGAACCACTGGATCGTGCGGCGCATCGTGGACACGCCAGCGAAGGACATGGTCCGGGCGTGGCCGAAGGTCAACACGGATGCGGACCCAAAGGATCTGGACCGGATCAGTAAGCTGATTCGGAAGACATGCACCGCGGATCGGATTTGCCAGACGATCCAGTGGGCGCGGTTGTTCGGCGGGGCTGGCGCGCTGATCGTAATCGACGGCCATGAGAATCAACTCGACGAGCCACTGAACCTGAAGGACATCGAGATCGGCGCGTACAAGGGGCTGATCCCATTCGAGCGGTGGACCGGCGTGCATCCCACGTTGGAAATCTGCACGGACATCACCAGGCCGACGGACTTCAACCTGCCGGAGTTCTACGAAGTCACCGCGCGGGACAAATCGTTCAAGGTTCACGCAAGCCGCATTCTGAGGTTCACGGGGCCGTCAGTGCCAACGCCGGAGCGGGAAGCCTACTCCATGTGGGGCATCTCGGTGATGGCACCGGTCTACGAGGAATTGAGGAAGCGCGACAACCTCAGCAATAACCTGATCAGCCTGAGTTTTCGAGCGCAGATCCTGGGCATGGTGATGCCGGAGTTGGCGCAGATGCTTTCCGGTGCATCCATGACCGGGCAGGCGGCGCAGCAGTTCCATGGACGCATGGAAGCGTTCAACCAGCTTCTGAGCAACCAGAGCCTGGCGCTGTTGCCGAAGGATGGCCAGCTTCAGTCAACCAATTGGTCAGCGAGTGGCTACGCGGAGCTGTACGCGCAGTTCCAGATGGACATTGCAGGTGCGGCAGAGATGCCAGTCACGCGGTTGTTCGGGCGGACCATCAGCGGGCTCGGACAGACGAACGGCGCCGACGAGAGGATCTACGAAGAACGGATCGCAATGGAGCAGGAGCACGGGCTCCGGCCGCAACTGGATAAGCTCTACCCGATACTTTTCATGAGCGAACTGGGCGAAGTGCCGCCTGATCTTGAACTGGACTTCCCATCAGTTCGCGTGCTGACGGAAGAGGAAAAGGGCAAGCTCACCGTCGATACGGTGGCGAGCGTTACCTCGCTGCTGAATGCCGGGATCTTCACCAAGGTCCAAGGGTTGAAGGAACTTCAGCAGCAGAGCGCTATTACTGGATTCGGAACTTCCATCCAGAACGAGGACATCGCGACAGCAGAGAAGGAAGAAGCCGCTGGTTTTGGCGGCCTGGGCGAGATGGCCGGCGGTGGTGATCCTGAAGCTGAGTCGGGCAAACCCGAACTGAAGGCTGGCAGCGGAGAATTGGGCGCGGAGCCTTCCGGCGAAGAGTTGCTTTCGAAGTTAAGCAAGGCGGCAGACTCGCGGCCAGCGCCAGTCATAGTCAAAGGCGCCAAGGCGCGTGTGGTGCGGCGGTACGACTTTGCGGGGTTACCGATTGCGGTGGAGTTCCCCGTAGGCGTGCAGCGAGTCATCAAAAACCGCTACGGAAAGATCGTGTACTCAGCATTCGTAATCCACGATTATGGCTTCGTTGAGAAAACGATTGGCCTCGATGCCGATGAAATTGACGTGATCGTGGGGCCTGATGAGAAGGCGGATTCCGCCTATGTGGTTTTCATGATTGACCTCGGCATGGACGTGAGCCAACGGCAAGACGAGCAAAAACTATTTATCGGCTTCGCTGACGCGGACTTCGCAAAGGACGCTTTCTTGAGCCTTTACCCTGAGAGTTACTACGGCGGGATGAAAGCGATGCCTGTGAATGAGGTCATCGAGAAGATTGAGTTCCATCGGGCGCTCACGGGGAATCAACGCCCCTTGGCGCTGTAAACGCCATGGTTCCAGTGGAGCAGGACCGAACTGGTGCAAATGGCAGGTGCTGGCCCGCGTGCATCGCCTCCATCCTGGAGATCCCCCTTTCGGAGATCCCGGAGTTCAGCACAGATCCAGATCAATGGCTCTCGGACGTGCAGGAATGGCTGGCGGGCCTTGGGCTGTACTACGTGCAGGTCAAGCCGGACGATCCAGCGATGAAAGCTGCGTTCGCGCAAGATGAGCCGCTTTACCACGCAATCGAGGGGCTGAGCCCGCGCGGAGGCCAGCACGCCGTGGTTGGGGACCGGGGCCGGATGGTCCACGATCCGCACCCGAAAAACGATGGTACTGGCCAAGGGCTGGTGAACGTGGCCTGCTACGGCCTACTCTGCGCGCGCTTCGCATAACGAAAGGATTCTGATCTATGGCACTTCCGAATTTCACCCCAAGCGGCTACGGTTCCATCGTTGCCCCATCGCCGGCCAT